CTCGTCTTATGAAATTTGTTAAGATGTGGGGAGCTATAGAGGTGGGTGATTTCTACGAAGCAAGTGAGCAGATGCTTGATTCACGTTGGGCAACGCAGGTTGGCAGGCGTAGTAATGGTTTAGCAGAAATGATGAAATTGGGGTATGAGTTCTATGGCAGGTAAAAAACGATGCGAGACTTGCGAATGTTACGATTGCGATTGCGAAGAATGTTCATGCGATTGTCATCACAATGATAGAGTTTCTCCTGATCTTCATGATCGACACGAGAGTGATAAACCAAACACAGAGATTTGACAACATTGACACGTGTCTTTACTTTGCAGAACGATTACAAAGACAACCAACAATACCATATAAGGATGGCAATAGAAAAATAACGGCTTATTGTAAGCCAGTAAACAAGTAAGGGGAATACTATGTTAGCAGAACTTGCAGCGGCAAACGCTGCTTTTTCGGTGATCAAACAATTTGTATCCAACGGAAAAGAACTTTCAGGTTGTGCTAAACAGATTAGTGATTTTGTATTTGCAAAAGAACAAATTGAAAAGAAAGCAAATAATAAGAAAGGTGCAAGTGGTGATCTAGAAGAGTTTATGGCTCTTGAGCAAATAAAAGAAAAAGAAGATGAACTCAAGAAGATCATGATATATTTAGGTAGACCGGGATTGTGGCAAGATTGGCAAGCCTTTCAAGCCGAAGCACGTAAGTCGAGACGTTATGCAGAAAAGATGGCAGAAAAACGTAGAGAAGAAATACTAGAATACGTTACATACTCTATAGTTTTTCTTATGGTTGTTGGATTTTGTACATTGTTAGCTTTTGTGTACATAGAATATAAATAGATTGACATTTAGGCAGTCTATCTGTATAATCCTAAAAAGGAGTACCCCATGAAGAAATTAGCCGCACAAGCACTAGCTTTCCAATATCAACTACAAATTGAAAACGCACAAGCTGTATTAAACAACAGTAACGCTGCGTTAAATTTAATTGATCAATCTTTGCACGATATCATAACTGCCAATGAAAAACTAAAAACATTAAATACTATGATGTCTAGTGCTATCAAAGAAATAAAAAAAGAAGAAGAAAAAGCTTCATAGTGACTAAGAAAAAAGATCCTAAAGTAGGCACAGGTAAGAAACCTAAAGGTAGTGACAGACGTTTATACACGGATGAGAATCCTAAAGATACGGTTAGAATCAAATTTGCTACTCCGTCTGATGCCAGAGCAACGGTTGCGAAAGTTAAAAGAATCAATAAACCGTATGCGAGAAAGATACAAATTCTTACAGTCATGGAACAACGTGCAAAAGTAATGGGTAAAACAGAGGTCGTTGCAATAGCAAAGAGAGCTAAAGAACAGTTAAAGAAAGCACGTAAGAGTGAGTAACTATAGAATAATTAAATTAAAAAAAAAATTTAAGAATACTGTTACGCACGGATACCAAACCTTTCAGACTTCTTACCCAAGAACAAATAGAAGAACTAAACAAATATTTAAAAAGTCCTAAAAGAATACAACGCATACGTGACAACTATCTAGAAACAAAACAACTTCAAGAAAAACTAAAGCATAAAAGATTACAAGAGAAACTTGAAGAAGAAAAAAACAAATTAAAATCAAAAAAGAAATCTCGGAAAAGATATGGCAAGTAGCTACTTAGTATTAATAAATAACGTTCTTAGAGATTTGAATGAAGTAGAGTTAACAAGCTCTACCTTTTCTAGTTCAAGAGGTATACAAACTGCTGTAAAAGATTATGTTAATCGTGGCATAGATGATATAATAAACGCAGATACTGAATGGCCCTTCACAGTTATTAACAAAAGTTTTACAACCGCTGCAGGAACAAGATTATATACTAGATCAGCAATAGGTGCAACAAATACCAAAACAGTAGACTTTGATAGTTTTACATTTCTTGAAGCGTCAGATAAAAAAGAAATTACACTTGAGTACATAACTTATAGTGAGTATCTTGACAACTATCACGAAAGAGATACAGATCCAACAGGTAATTCACGAGCTATACCTGTGTATGTTTATGAAGATCCACAAAATAATATTGGTTTATCTCCTGTTCCTGACAAAGCAACATACACTGTAAAATACTACTACTATGCTACACACACAGCATTGAGTTCAGCTACAGATACATCATCTATTCCAACTCGATTTGAAAACGTTATAATAGAACGAGCAAAGTATTATTCGTTTACCTTGCGTGGTGATGTACAAAATGCACAACTTGCACAAATGCAGTTTGAAAAGTCAATCAAACGTATGCGTGTTGAGTTGATTAACAAACAACTATATATGAGAGCCGTATAGTATGCCTGATTTAAGTAACACTGCAGCGTTTCCATTTGTATGCGAAGGTGGCTTAGTTCTTAATCAATCTACATTTATAATGAAACCCGGTCAAGCTCTTGAATTAGAAAACTTTGAGCCAGACATTGAGGGTGGCTACAGAAGAATAAATGGGTTTCAAAAGTTTGTAGGACAGACCGTTCCTGAAACAGCAAGTAGTACAGAACCTTTGCTTATGGTCACTATATTTAATGACTTTGTTATTGCTGCACGAGGGCAAAAGATATTTAGTGCAGGATCAACTATATTGACAACTGGTATTGCTTCTAGTACAGGAATGACTGGCTCTGGAACTATAGTTGTTGAATCTACTGCAGGATTTTCATCAAGTGGTACACTATTTATAGGTTCTGAGCAGTTTACATATACAGGTAAATCAACAACAACTTTTACTAGTGTTACACGATCAGCAAACAGTACAAGTGCTGCAACACATTCTGCAAACGTAGTTGTATCTGAAACGTGGACTGAAAGAGATACAGGTCGAACAAGTGCAACAAAATATTCTTTTGAAAAGTTTAATTTTGATGGCAACGATAAGTTCATTGTTGTAGACGGTACAAATGATCCAACAGTGTTTAACACGTCTTTGAGTGCCACAGATGTTACAGAAAGTAGCGTTGAAGGTGCAAAGCACGTTGTAGCCTTTAAAAATCACATGTTTTATTCTGGCATGTCTAGTACACCACAAGAAGTAGTATTTAGTCAACCATTTGACGAAGATGCTTTTAGTTCAGGTTCTGGTGCAGGAAGCATTAAAGTAGATGATGTAATAGTTGGACTTAAAGTATTCCGTGATAATTTATTTATATTTTGTGAAAACAGAATATTTCAACTAGGTGGTAGTTCATTGAGTGACTTTGCAGTCAAACCTGTAACAAGAAATATTGGTTGTATAAACGGAGACACCATACAAGAATTTGCAGGAGATTTAATATTCTTAGGTCCTGATGGATTACGTACCGTTGCAGGTACTGCAAGAATTGGTGACGTTGAATTGGGTAGTATAAGCTCTAACGTACAGAGTTTATTTAGAGAAAACTTAGCAGACTCTGCATCTTTTACATCACTCGTTATACCAGACAAAACACAGTATCGTATCTTTTTTTCAAAAGAAGGTGGTGGTGAAACAAGTACAGTCGGTGTGGTGTGTGTCATGAAAGGACAATCATTTGAATTTTCTAAGATGAGAGGTATAAGACCTGCATGTACAGATACTACAGTAACAGATGGTGACGTAATAGCAATACACGGTGGATTTGATGGTGTAGTTTACAGACAAGATCAAGGCGATACATTTGATGGTGAACTTATAAAAGCAAAATACAGAAGTCCTGATCTTACATTTAATGACCCCGGAATACGTAAACACATGCAAAGAGTTAACATTAACTATGCACCTGAATCTACAATTGATGCAGACTTATTTGTAAGATACGATTATGAATCACAAGATTCAACACGACCTGCAGCCTATCCCTTAGATAGTTTAAACGTAGCAGGTATTTACGGATCAGCTATATATGGCACGACTTCATACGGAGGACCTACACAACCTATTGTAAGAAAATCTGTCGAGGGTTCAGGTTTTGCAGTAGCGTTAAGAGTAGAAGATGGTGCAACAAGCACAGCACCTTATTCACTAAAAGGTTTTCAATTAGAATATCAAGTGGGAGCAAGAAGGTAAATGGGAGCAACATACACAAGACAGTCTACGTATGCAGACGGTGATACAATCACAGCAGCTCATACCAATGACGAGTTTAATCAGTTATTAGCAGCTTTCCAAGCAAGCACAGGACATACTCACGATGGAACAGATAATGAGGGTGGACCTGTAACTAAGTTATTAGGTAACGCATTAACATTCGGTGCAGCAACAGCAGGCACAGATATAACAATTACATTTGATGGTGAAACCAACGATGGTGTCCTTAAGTGGATGGAAGATGAGGATTATTTTGAGTTTAGTGACGACATACTTATTGCTTCTACAGAGAAGTTACAATTCAGAGATACAGCTATATACATCAATTCGAGTACCGATGGACAACTCGACCTCGTAGCAGACAGTGAAATACAAATTGCAGCCACTACAATTGACATAAATGGTGCAGTAGACATATCAGGCAATTTAACTGTAAACGGAACATTAGATTTAGCAGATGGCAACTTTACTAATTTAGGATCTATTGCTCTTGATACCATAACTAATGATGGAACAGACATAACTCTAGATTCTTCTGGAGATATTATACTTGATGCAGGTGGTGCTAACATAACATTTAAAGATGATGGCACATCTATTCTAGACATAGCAAATAGTTCTACAGACGTTGAACTAACAGTAAGCACAGCCGACAAAAACTTTAAAATTAAAGGTACAGATAGCTCTAGTGCAATAACTGCTCTTGATATAGATATGGCTCTTGCAGGTAAAGCAACATTTAATGGAGATGTTGTTGTAGGTGGCGACTTAACTATAACAGGCGATGATTTAGTTATGGGTACAAACACATCAGGTCATATACTTGTTGCTGATGGTACAAATTTTAATCCTGTAGCAGTAGGTGACTTATCAGAGATATCTACTGTAGCTAATGATGATGTATTCTTAGCAGTAGACACTTCAGGTGGTGGACTTAAAAAGATTACTAGAAGTGCAGTCGTATCAGGACTTGCTACATCTAGTGCTATATCTAATATAGTGGAGGATACGTCTCCCCAACTTGGAGCTAACTTAGATACCAATTCACACAATATACTTATTGATGATGCACATTTTATTGCTGATGAAAATGGTAACGAACAGGTAATATTTCAAACAACAAGTTCTGCAGTCAATCAATTTGATATAACAAACGCAGCGACAGGTAACTCACCTGAACTATCTGCAACAGGTGGTGACACCAATATAAGCTTAAAGATAACACCAAAAGGCAGTGGACAAGTTTTACTTGATGGCAACGTAGGTGTTGAATCAGGATTGATTGATTTAAAAAATTCAGGTTCAAGATCGCAGATAAAATTTTATTGTGAGTCTAGTAATGCTCACGCACAAACACTCCAAGCAGCACCTCACTCTGAAGCTGCATCAAACACTTTAACATTGCCAAGTACAGGTGGTAGCGTTGATTTAGTTTCAACAGCATCAACTGCAACGCTAACTAACAAAACACTAACAAGTCCAAAAATAAACGAAGATGTAGCTGTAACATCCACAGCAACGGAACTAAACGTTCTAGATGGTATTACAGCAGTCGTTGGTGAACTTAATGCTCTTGACTTAGGTTCAACTGCTGTTGGTACTGCTATAGCTTCTAAAGCAGTTATATTAGACTCAAATAAAGATTATACAGGTATAAGAAACTTTACTATAACTGGTGAGATAGATGCAGCAACTGGAGACTTTTCTGGTGCTGTAGACGTTGCAGGAGCAACTACAACCACGACTATAACTGCTAGTGGTATTATTAAAACAGATGACACAACTGATGCAACATCCACAACTGATGGTTCTTTACAAACAGATGGTGGATTAAGTGTAGCTAAAGATGCTATAATTGGAGATGATTTAAAACTACTATCAGACTCTTCTGTTCTTTCATTGGGTGCAGGAAGTGATGCTACGTTTACACACGATGGCACAACAGGATTAACTATTGCTGCGACACCAATATCAATAGACTCAACTGGTGAATTACATTTAAATTCTACAACAGGTGATATCAAACTTCAAGATGGCGGCACTGATCAAATAATTTTTGATTTAGATGGCACAGCAGGTGCAGTCATAATAAAACCTGCAACTGATTCTGATGACATAGTTTTTCAACAGTACGATGGTACGGCAGTTATGACTGTAGAGGATAATGTTTCCCTTGCAATTAATAACGACATAACTGTAGCAGGTAGAGCATCAGGTCATGTTACTACAGACAATGATGGTAGTTTTGATTTATCAGTGGGTAATGATTTTATTTGCACAAGTGGTGGTAATTTAGCAATAACATTTACAAATGCAGCGGCAGGTCAATCTGGAAACATAAAATTTGTTAACGGTAGTAATCATACAATAACTGCTCACGCAGACGTAGCAATAAATGCAGACGTGTTAACCACAATCAGTGCAAGTGGCACATATCATCTTGCTTACTTTTGTAGTGCAGCAAGTGGTAACGATACAATATTAGTTTCAGCTTCAGCGATACTAACATAGGAACTAAACATGAGTGTTATTAAATCAAATGGTGCAGGCTCGGCAGCAAAAAGTTTTTACAATGATGTTGCTACACAGTCATTGCGATTTGATAGTGCAAATACGGCTTATCTGTATAGAACTAACTCAAGTAACAGTAATCGAAAAAAGTTTACTTGGAGTGGTTGGTTAAAAAAATCAGTAATTTTTGCATCAACTGCAACAGCAAATCAAACTTATATTTTATCTGGAGGTGCAGCAGGTGGAAATCCAATAGATGCCTTTTATTTTGATGGTCAAGCTCTTAGTGGTTTAAATTTGAATCGTTTAAGCAATTATTTTTATATGGGAAATTCGTCAAGTCATGGTAGTTATGTTGATTATTCACAAGAAACTACTATGCAATTTCAAGATGTTGCTCAATGGTATCATATTGTTTTAGCAGTAGATACTTCACAATCAACTGCTTCAAATAGAGTTAAATATTATGTAAATGGTACACAACAAACAGATACAAGCCAATATTATGCTCAAGTTCCTCAAAACATGGATACAAGCATTAATAACAATGTTCTTCAAAACATTGGGAGAAGTACAGATGTTGGCGACAGTAGAACTTTTGAAGGTTATATGGCAGAGGTTAATTTTGTTGATGGTTATCAATATGATGCTTCCTACTTTGGTGAAACAAAGAATGGTGTTTGGATAGCCAAAAAATATACTGGCTCTTATGGAACAAATGGCTATAGATTAGAATTTAAAAATACAAGTGTTGGAAGTGGTTCATCAAGCACAATAGGTGCTGATACTAGTGGTAACGATAATCATTGGACATCAAGTGGTATAGCTGCATCTGATTGTAATATACCTGATAGTCCTGAGAATAACTTTTGTACAATGAACCCCCTTGTAAATACAAATGGTGCTTCTGGTGCTTTTTCAGAAGGTAATTTAAAAATAACAAAATCAGGTACAACTTATTCTTTTTTTCAATCAACTTTTGGTTTTAAAAAAGGCAAATGGTATGCTGAAATTAGATGTAATTCCTTTTCGCAATATCGATTTATGGTTGGTATTGCAGAAATGAACATGGAAACTTATATGACTGGTTCTGGTAATGATCCACACAGTACAGCAGGAACTATATTTTATGATGATAGTGGGTATGGTCATTATGATGGTTCTGGAGTTGCAATAAATACATTTTCAGGTGGTGTTGGATTTGGTGCAGGCAATGTTATTGGTCTAGCACTTGATATGGATAGTAGCACACAAACAATAAAATTTTATAAAGATGGAAGTTTAGTTACAACAAAGGATTTACCTGCTAGTGCTATAGACCACATGGGATTTGCTTGTAATTGGTATGATGCAAATGTTGGAGTTTGGAACTTTGGACAAGATTCAACTTTTGCAGGGGAAGAAACGGCAACTAGCAATAGCGATGGAAATGGTAATGGTCTATTTCATACGAGTGTACCTAGTGGTTATTTGGCTGCATGTACTGCAAATTTTACTGATGATGACGATGCTTTGATAGGTCCTAATTCTGATACACAAGCAGGTGACCACTTTAACACAGTTCTTTGGACTGGTAATGCTACAGATAGAGATATTACAGATGTTGGTTTTAAGCCTGATTGGGTTTGGACAAAATCAAGAAGTGCTTCAAATAGTCATTATTTATTTAATAGTACAAGAGGTGTGCTTAAAGACCTTGAAATAGATAATAATGATGCAGAAAGCACAGAAGCAGATAGTTTAGAAGCATTCCTTTCAAATGGATTTTCTTTAGGAACAAACAATAATACAAATGCAAATACAGTAACTTTTGTTGGGTGGAACTGGAAAGCAAATGGTGGCACAACCACTACAAATGATGCAAGTGCAACAGGTGTAGGGTCAAGAGATAGTGTATATCAAGCAAACACAACAGCAGGATTTAGTATTGTAACTTATGATGGGGATAGCTCTGACCAAAATGGAACTGTATCTACAATAGCACATGGATTAGGTGCTGTTCCTAAATGGATTCTATTTAAACCTTTAGATAATTTTGATGGTGCTGTTTATCATGCAGGGAATACATCTGCACCTGAAACGGAAAGACTTATTTTATTTTCAAGTTCTGGTAACTTAGCTACAGGAGATGATGCTGGATTTTTTAATGACACTGCACCCACATCAACTGTTTTTACAATAGGACCAAGAAAGCATGTTAATTCAAATGGGGGTATGATAGCTTTTTGTTTCGCAGAGATAGAGGGCTACTCAAAGTTTGGTAGTTATACAGCAAATAATGGAACAAATAATGCCTTTGTGTATACAGGATTTCGTCCAGCTTTTGTAATGATAAAAGCCACAGCAGTAGCACAAGAATGGGCAATAATAGACAACGTAAGAGATACTTTTAATGATGCCTCAAGTAATGTTTTATACCCTAATTATCAAAATGCAGAAAGTACAGATGGCAGTAATATAGTAGACTTTCTAAGCAATGGATTCAAGATTAGGGCAACTGCTAGTGTTGGTTATTTAACAGGTGTTTATGTATACATGGCATTTGCCGAAGCACCGTTTAAGTACGCTAATGCTAGATGATTAATAGATAGGAGAAGATAGTGGCTTGGAAACACAATGGTAGAACCATACAAATAGGCAAAGCATGGGTAAGTGATGATAATACTAAATATCCTCGTCAATGGAATAATCTTACAGATGCTGAAAAAAAATCTGCTGAACTGGTTTGGGAAGATGATCCTGTAGTAGAAACTTTTGACGATAGATTTTATTGGGCAAAAGATGTTGAAAGAAAATTAGCAGATGAAAATGCAGTCGATTTAAGTGGCAATGCTATTAACGATCCGATGACTGGTAAACAAGCAGTTACATTGGGTCTTAAATCTATATGGGTAACAAGAACTAAATTAACTGCTAATGGTTTACTATCTAGTTCTGACTGGGAAATTACAAGAAAAACAGAAAAAGGAACTGCTATAGCTTCTGCAACAACTACATATAGAGATAAAGTTAGAACTGCCTGTGATACAATAGAAACAAAGATAAATAATTGTAGTAGTCTTGCAGATTTCATTAAGTTATTTGATGTGCCTGTAGATTCAGATGGCAACCCAACTGGCAGTGCAGCTATTTATGATTTTCCTGATGAGGTATAAATGGAAAGTATAGACCCAATGTTATTTTGGAACATAATCCTGACTATGGTTGTTGTACCTTTCGGTTGGGCATTTAATAAGATGTTCCAAGAAGTAAAGAGAATACAGATACTCTTGAACAAGACACGAGAAGATTATGCACGTAAGGATGATGTAAAAGAAGATATGCACACACTTATGGATGCAATTAAACGATTAGAAGATAAGTTAGATAAGATACTGATTGGAAATAGATAATGGCAACAATAACTACAGACGATCAACTCACGCAAGAAGTAGGAAAGTTAGCAGGTGGAGAACAAGCAGGAACACCTCAAGTAACTCCTGTTGTACAAACTGAAACTACAGGAACTATACAACCTACTCAAGGCACACTGCTTGATATTGATCCTCTTGCTCCAACAGCGTTGGCTGACACTAGCCAATTACAAGTTACTACTCCTACACAGAAAACAGCAGATGTCGGACAAGCAGGTGCTATAGAAAGAATAACACCGAATGTAACCCAAGCACAAGATACACAAATTGCTCCTAGAAGTGGTTATGTTGATATGACAGGAGTTGAAGGAACTGTTAGTCCTGAAGCTATAGCTACTGCTCAAACAGAAACACTTGATCCGAAAGCAACGGTTCAATATCAACTGGGCGAACTTATGTCTAGTATAGAAGATGGTAAGCCATTACCTGCATGGGCATCTCCTGCCGTACGTAAAGTATCTGCAGTTATGCAAGCAAGGGGTATGGGTGCATCAAGTATGGCTGCAGCGGCAATGACTCAAGCAGTTATGGAATCAGGTATAAATATAGCCGTACAAGATGCAAACAAATATGCAACAATACAATTACAAAACTTAAACAACAAACAAAAAACAGCGTTGCAAAACGCATTGACCGTTGCAGGCATGGACAGAGCAAACTTATCTGCAAGGCTACAGGGTGCTGTAACAAATGCACAATCGTTATTGACTGTGGATGTAAAGAACTTAGATGCTGCTCAAAAGACAAGCACAATCAACTTTAACGCTTTGACACAAGGTTTGTTCAAAGACGCTGCAGAAGAAAACGCAAGACAACAATTCAACGCAAAAAATCAATTACAAGTAGAAAACTTTTTTGCAGAACTTGAAGCACAAGTAGAAACTGCAAACAAAAACCGTGTGTCAGCTATGGCACAATATAATGCAGGTGAAGCTAATTCTGTTGCACAATTTAATTCTTCATTACGAGATGCACGAGATAAGTTTGATTCAAATATGCAATTTGCTATAGATCAATCTAATGTAAACTGGAGACGACAAGTAAATACAGCCAATACTGCAACACAAAACGAAACAAACAGAATAAACACACAAAACTTGTACAATGCAAGTCAAAACGCCCTTAACAGTTTGTGGCAAAAGTACAGAGATAACGCATCTTGGAACTTCCAAAAGTCAGAATCGTTCTTGCAAAGACAGCACGAAGTTGGTATAATGGGAATGGAATTTGCTAACTCTCAAAGTATTTACGATCAAAAACAAAAAGATAATTTAGCTACAGGTGTGGGAAATTGGATTGCACAGTGGATGGCAAGTAGTAAATAGAGGATAAGTCATGGACCCATTTAGTTTAGCAGTAGCCGCACTAACATTTGCAAATAGTTTTGGAGGAAGTGGCGATCCGTCAGGAGGAAGTGGGGGGATGGATATTCCATCTTCAAAAAAAACAAGCTCTTCTTTTCTTGATTTTGATTTTATTAAAGGTGGTGCAAAAGCGTATGTTGCAGCGAGAGATAAAAAAGAAAAACCTTTTAAATCTGCAGAGTTTCCAAAAACAAGATCAGTTTCAGAACTTACTAGTCCAAAACCGTTTAGACCAGTGGGCGATATGAGATTTATAACAGGCTCTGAAAATCCAGATATACAAAATGCCATGAGAATGTTAGCCAGATCATCTAATAGAGATGTGGTAAGATTAATACCTATGGACATTGTTTCTCCTGTAAAAAAACAAACTAAGAATATACAGTTAGGTTCTAGCAAGTTAGGAAAAATAGAATAATGGAAGAATTTATGCCACCACAAGGTTCGGTTGAAGCAAAAGATAATTTTGCACCTGCACCACCCGGACATTCATTAACAGAAGATAATACAAAATGGGCGTGGGGAAAACCCTCTAAAATAGTTGATCCTGAACAAGCTCTTGAACAAGCTATCAATTCTTTAAAACAAGACAAAATACAACTTGAGATGGTTAAACTATTACTTGGTGGTGCATCTATAGAAATGATTGTTGAAGGATATTTGTTTCAAGCTTTTCAAGAAGGTAGATTTACACCTGATGTAGGACTACTTATTAAAGCACCTCTAGCATTTTACATTGCAAGCATAGCTGAAGAAGGCAACATACCTTATAGATTTTTTGAAAACAAAAATGCACTTGATGAAGGCACAATGGATGATGATACATTAATTGAGATGATGCAACAAAATAATCCAAGCATGTTTAACTTTATTCGTGAAAAAATAAATGAGAGTATAAGAGAAGGTGAAAAACCATCTAAAGGTTCTGAAGGATTTTTAGGTATGGATGGAGGTGAAAAGTGAGTTTTTTAGTATCAGCTATAACAGGATACCTTAACGAAGATACTCAAATAATGAGGGATCAAGCAGAGTTTGACAAAGAACAAAGTGAAAAAACTCGTGTTCGCTTACAAGCTCTTGAAGATAAAAAATTAGCATTTAACAATGAACTTATTAAAAAAAATGTATCAGCACAAGATACTTTTGGTAAAATATATTTTGAAGGTGTTAGAGATAATAAATTAAAATACAATGCTAGTTTTGAAAAAATAATTGCGTATAATAAAGAACGAGCAAAACTAGGACTATCTACATTACCTGTAAGTAGCTTATTACTTCCCTTCGATAAAGCTAGTGAGTTCAACAGCACTTTCGGTGATTTAAAATTTAGAAACAAAGCAAATGGAAACGCAGATGACGCAACAGCATATTTAGCTGAAGTATCTGCTTTAGGTAACACTAAAGATTATAAACAAGTTATAGAAAGATTAAAAACAAACAATAGACCTATGTATCTTAACTTTATGTCAAGTATAGATAGAAATATAATGACTATAAATAATAAATTGTTTGAATCCGATTCAACAGGCACAACAATGTTTGACGTTGGTATATTTCCCGGAGTAAATAATATACTAAAAGACAAAATGGGTACGAACATACCACAAAGTGTCGTGGATGATACTATAGCTAAAAATCAAATAACTAAATATAAACAAAACAAAAATGAAAATGTTAATACACAGTTCATGTTAGTTACAAAAGGGAGTACGCAAGGCACGAATCTTGTAACACCTATAAATTTTGAAACTAAAGTTGAACAAGATTCAGCTAATAAGATTGGTAATCTTATAGGATCAAAAGTAAATCCATTTCACGATTTTGTTACTAAACAAATAGGACTACAACCTGATCTAACTATTGACGATAAAAAAAGTATATTTTTAGCATCAGTTGCTTTAGATGGATCAATACCTGATATACAAGGATTAGATCCAGACTTAGCTTTATCTACCATAACAGGCGAAAACGCTGATAAGATATTTCAAAAAGTCAACAACGCATCTTTTAAGAATGGCAAATTTGCTATACTAGCATTAAGTCCATTTATGAAAGGACCTACTAAAGCTAAAGTAAGTAGTATTCACGGACAAAAGAAAGTTGCTGCAGGCATATCTAAACAAAATTATGTTGTAACTAGAGTGTTTAACATAACCCAAGAAGAATTAGGTGATCAAGCTCAAAAGTTTACTTTTAAAGCTATAGAAGATCACAGAGACGATAATAAAGATGTTATAGAAACATTTAATACTTTAGAAAGTTTAGTGCAACAACAGCCTGATAATCCTGCAATATACAATTTATTTAAACAAAAATTTAAAGCTTTTGTAAGTATTGATGAAGGTATACTCGGAGGTATCGTACGAGACTTTTTGGGTAAAGAAGGTGTGACTGGTATAACTGAAAACGCTTCTTCAGATTTTGGAATAAAGGACAATTTAACATCTGGTTATGTTGATCTTATGGAAGAAAGAATAAAAAATGCTGAAGGTACAAATGCAAAAAGAATAGAAGCTTTGAAGATAAGTTTAGCATTTAAAATGGCAAAAGCCGATGACCCATCAGGTAGATTATCTAACCAAGATGTTGAAGCTCAATACGTAAAACTTGGTCAGATCACAGATTTAAAAAGGGATGCTCTAGGCGTTATAGCTCAAACAAAAGGTCAATTTCAAAAGAAGTTAGATAAATACAATCTTTTAGTGAACTATGGTAAAGGTTTAGATGAAGCAACAGAAAGAGACTATCAAGTTATTGATGCTGTATTTGCCTACGATCATTTAAGAAAAGAAAGTGAGACGTATAAAAATCTTACTAAAAATAGACCTACACAAGAACAAAACACTTTTGAAGTGGGTAGTGTATACAAAGGTAATCGTTCAGAAAACGCATCACAAATGGTTTACATAGACCCAAATGATCAGACAAAAACACCACAAAGTTTATTTATAGCAAAAGATCAAAATAATATTGCTATTAAAAAAGATGGTAAATTTGTATATGTTACCGATAATAATACTATAATTGATAACAAATATTTGGCGGCTAAACCATGACCTTACAAGAAGAAAACAACACTACAGAAGAAACTACTGAAGAAGATAAAACAACTACACCTGTTGTTCCTCCACCATTGCCTGAAAAAAGACCACCAGAAGTTGAAACTGAAGTTAAAACACAAAAAAGAATGGAAGAAGGTTTTACTCCATCTGGTGCAGTTAAGCCTGAAATAATTGGCAAAAAGGATATAAAAAGAGCTTTAGCAGAAGATGTTGTAAAACAAGAGGAACAAAAAAATATTCCTTCTATAAATGATTTTGTATCAGGCAAAACGTTTATGCTTGGAGACAATGAAGTAGATCCTGACTTAGTTGCAAAAGTAAAAGCAGGTGATCAAGATGCCTTAGTAACTTTGGGTGGGCAGATTGATGAATATGCTATGACTGCTAGAGGTCCTACCATACCATCTGTGCGTTTTGATGCAACAGGAAAAGGTAAAGTTGTAGAGATATCCGATGATCCTGTAGAACAAAAAGAACTTACTCGCTATGGTCAAGCTAGATTAGATTTATATAACAGATTAAAGGGTGTAGGTTTAAGAGATGAAAATGCACTCAATGCGTTAGTTAAGTATTACAGCACAGGAGATTTTGTTCAAGAAACTGGTAGAAGAATAACACAAGCAGGAACTTTAGCTTTACAAGCTCCGTTTCTTGCAAATATAGTTAGACATTTAGCAGGTGCTGCAGGTGATAGTATTAGTTCATTTTGGGATAACAATGAAGAAGGTAATCCCATCACACAGTTTAAAAAACGATTACCACAAATAAGTAAAGAGTTTAATTCATACAGAGACTTTATTGAAAACGATCTAAGTGTAAAGGGAGTTACATACGGATCACTGATAGACACTAAAATTAAAGAAAGAATCAAAGAAGATTTAATTAAAAAGCATGGTAAAGAAGAAGGCGAAAGAAGATACAACGCACAGTATACTATAAAAGATCCAGTATCAGGAAAGAGATCTGAAATTCGTCTTATAACAGATGACATGGGTAATGAGCTTCTTGACGTAGGATTTAAAGAATTACCAGTATCAGAAAAGTTTTTATTGTTTGGTATAGAAAACATGACAATAACAACTGGTCTTGGCAAAGGAGCAGTTAAAAAAGGTACAGAACAAATACAAAGAGCCACTGATGCAAGAAATAAAAATCCACTTTTTAAAGAGTGGGATGATGTTCAAATTATAAGATACCTAGAAATACAAGATAAAACTAATGCCGTAAGTAAAACTATACGTAGGATTACTGCAGGCATAGGTAATAGATTTAAAAACAGAGGTGCGATAGGTGCTGCCGAGTTTAATCAAAAACATGCGTCTAGAATAGTTAGTATAGATAAACAAATAGATAGACTTGAAAATCAAAGAATAAATGCAACATCTGCTGTAAAAAAACAAATAGACGGTGAATTAGAAAATTTACAAACACAAAGAAGTAGGGTTCTTTTTGGGTCAGGTAAAGCCTTGTTTAACATGAATAACAGATTTTTGTTTCAGGCACAAAAGGATGAACTACTTATAACTTTTGCACAAACTGTTGGTCATCAAAATGCAGATTTTTTTGGACTGTCTAGTGGTACAGGAGAAATGATAGGTGCATTTGGCATGGCGTTTAACATGCCTAAACTTATATTAACATCTGCACCAATTAGAGCTGCAGGCAATCTAACGAACGCACTTCTTGCAGGTAGTCCTAAAGCATTGTACGGTTTAGGAAAAGATGCCGTTGGATTTTCAGGAAAAGTTTTAGAAAAGTTACCTATAATACCAAAAGGATTTTTCTTAGATAGAAGATTAGAAAATATAGAAAATCAGTTAGGTAGAAAATTAACTGCACCTGAAAAAGAAAGCATGACATACATGCAGAAAGCTATATTAGATCTTGACCCTGCTGATAGAGAAAAAATATTTGACAACATACGAGAGTACCAAGATTTAAGAGAAAAAATATTAAACAGATTTGAAGGAAATCCTGAATTACGTAAAGAAGCTGAAAAAGCTTTTAATTTAAGTTTTGCATATATATCAGGTATAGCTCCTATAATTGCACTAAGAAATAGAGCAACAGGTAAAATAAATGCTAGAAATCCTAATTTAAATGAAGCCATGAGTTTTCAAATAGAAGCAGAGAATGGTAGAATGGCTGCAGGTGTCGCATTTAAAAGATTAGAAGAGTTACTAAATCAACAAGGAGCAGGAATTAAAGACAACAAATTTGTACAAGATTTCGTTCAAAATTTTAAAAACGCAGACAATCAATTAGCAGATAGACTAAATCAAGATAGAATAGCCTATCAAGGATTGTTAGATAAGTATGTCAGAAGTTTTGGAAACTACGAACAAGATATGACCACGACAGAAATGGATACTCTCGTTGATTTAGAAATAAGATTAAACAAAGGAGATGTAACTGATTTAAACTTACGCAGACAAAAGCTTGACGAATTAAGTATGAAAGTTTATTCAGGTCTTACTGAAAGATTGAAAGAAGTAAAAAAACTAAGGGGAACTCCACTATACAGACAGAAATTAGGTAGGATAGTTGAGGAGGTATACGATGCTCAGATAGCTAAACAATACGCAGACGGTAGGGTAGGCTATCAAAAAGCAGAAAAGTATGCGGCCGATAATAATATACAATACAATATAGGTTCTCTAGTTCAAAAGATGGTCACTAAAGGGGAAGCTCTTAGACCAAAAGATTTAGCTAAATTCTTTTCTGCAGAAGGTAAATTCTTTTATGGTAGGTCAGGTAAATTAGCAAGAAACGCTTTTAATGATATGGCTAAAAGATCTATGAGAGAAGATTTAGAATTAGATGACTTAGAGTTTGCTGAACTTATAGCGTATCATAGAAATAAAGGATCTGGTGATGACTACATAGGAGACAATGCAGATTTTGTTGACATAATGTTGCATTTATCTAATAGAGAAGGATCTACACTACAACCGTTTAGAGCAACACCTTTTGAACTTGAAGAAGTCAGACGACACTTTAATAGAGTTGCTAGTTCAGGAGACGAAAAAGTAGCTAATCAAGCTAGCGATTTTGCAGATTCAGTAGAAGATGTATTACGTAAAGATAAAGTCATGTATGATCTTATACAAGAAGGAAGATCTACCTATCAAGACAGAATATTCGACACTAAGAGAAAAGGTAGTGTTGGGGAGATGATAGACAACGCAAGAGTAGGTCCTCAATTTGTTACAAAAACTGAAGATCGTTTTGCATACCCTTATAAAAAAGGACAAACTCCAGATACTTTTCATAGAGATATTGGAAAAAATATAGAAGATATTATAGAAAATAAATCTTTTGCATTAGATGATCTTAATACGAAAACACAAGAAATACAAAGATTTTGGGGAGATAATGTGAACGGTCAAATAGCTTTTGATTTGACAACTGAAAATGGTAGACAAAAATATGAGCTAGTTTCTAATCTTATTGAAGCTAATGTGTATGAACACTGGGGAGCTTTAAAAGAAAAGACTTTGCAAAACATAAAGCTACGTGCTGAAGGTTTTGGCAAAATTCCTGCAGGACAATACAATTTTGCAAAGAAAGAAAACATAGAAACAGTCACAGATCACATGAAAGTTAAAGTTTGGGATGGGCAAAAATTTGAGGAAAGAGCTTTATTTGATCCTACAGAAATGTTTACAATAGAGCAGGATGTATCTGAACTTATAAAGCTAGACAACACAGTGGCAAAAGAATACGACACTCTCGTAAAAGATGTAAATGGAACAACAGGTCAATTACGTGAGAGGGCTGATTTTAAAGTAAAACAAGAAGAAAAATTTAATGAAGATATAAAACAAATTGCTGCAATAAAAAACGTAGATCAATTTTTTGATCAATACATTGCAAACGGCACTGTGGGTTCTGTAGAAGGTGTTAAACAACAATACATAAATGCAAGAACAGCACAAGATACTCCGGGAAGAGTGTCAGAAGAAGTTGCAGAAAAAGAATTTGTAACAGGTATGAAATCTGTCATTGCAAAAGGTTTGTTAAAACGTGCAAAGATGCAAAGGTCAGAAAGAATAACATTTCAAGATGTAACTAGTGGTACTGAAAAAAATGCTACAGTCATGGGAGATACTGCTCAATTTAGTAACGACATGTTTGATGAAAATATAACAAACATAATGAAAGAGTATTTAGATAAAGAACATGTTGATTTTTTAAAAGATCTTTCCTTGTTTTTTGAATTTTCTAACGGAACATCTTTAGCAAAGAAATACGTACCAGAAGGTTTGATAAGAAGAGTATCACCTAACGAACTTATAAGTAGAGCATTTAACTTAGCACGAGATATGGTTAGTCCAACTTACGTAGCTGCAGAGTTAGGTGTTAGAGTTAGTATGAATCATGACGTTGAAGTATTAGAGCTTGCTATAACAAGCAAACCAGTCGCTGAAGCTTTAAACAAAATACTTATAACAAACAATCCAACACCTGATGATATAAAGAATCTTGCAGTTTTATTAAAATCACATATTGCAACTGGACTTGCACAAAGTGGTGGAATAGCTTCTGCATTTTCCCCACAAGATCCCATAGAAGCAGCAAAGTACGATAAGGTGATTAACGTAGACAGAAAGAAACAAGTTTTAGAACAGTTATACGATGAAGATGAAAAAAACAAGGAGAAAACTAATGAAAATGTACAATAACGGACAACGCCCAATGAAGATGTACGGTGGTGGTATGGCAATGCCACGCAAACCTATGATGTATGGTGGGTTAGCTCAACAAAATAGAACAACAACTACTGGTACAGCATCCAAAGATAATCCTATGGGTACAATGACTGAAAAGAAAAGATATGATATGGGAATGAATCTTGGTGGTGCTATCAAAAAGTTTGAAGGCAAGAAAGCTAATAAAGGCATGCTTGTTGGCGGCCAAAAGAAATTAGATAAAAACAAAGACGGTAAAATATCAGGAAAAGACTTTGCTTTACTAAGAAAGTCTTAAATATAATTTCTTGATCCACTCATTATATCGTCTGCACTCTTCCTCAAGTACCGAAGCAAAGATGCAACCTGACTTGTGCCACTATACATAGGCAACCCAGTATTCAATTCTCGTTCGAGATCGTCAGGGGTAACTGCTTCGTAGTTCATCTCCACATTCCCCTCTTTATTTAAAAATACTTCTAATGAAAATAGTTTAGCTTTAGTTTTTGATATCATGGCAAGGACTCAATTGACTTATCTGTAGGTTATAACAATCAGCCTTGAATGTATAGCCGTTGTTATAATCAATATCCCCTTTTCTGTATAGGGTGGCTTCTTTGTAAAAGCTCTGTTTGGATATGCCACCAAGAATCCAAGCTTTAGTTAAATCTGTAAGTATGCGAACAAACACATACGCATCACAGTCTTGTTTAGTTCC